TTATTGATAGATAATAATTGTACCCTTAAAAAGTTAATTTTAGAATAATTATTATTATAATTATTGTAACTTAAATTATTAATATTTTTAATAATATTAATTCTTAAATTTTCTAAATCATTTACTTCTTTTAACATTTTACCTTTATTGATTTTATTATCTATAGTATTCACTAAATTATTTGTATAATTTGAATCAAGATTTGTTATTTTCTTTAATTCATTAATTATACTTTCTTCATAAAATTGATGATTTTCATTTTTTCCATATTTTATTCCTAATAATATAGCTTTTAAAAATAAAATTTTATTTTCATTTTTTTCTATGATAGTTTCTATTTTCATTAATTATTTAAAATAATTTTTTTTTTTATTTTAAGCTAATCGCATATAATTTTACTTTTTTATCTTCTTCATTTATATGGGAAATATAATATCTGGTAAAAATAAAGAATATATAAATAAAAATTGGTCACAACTTAAATGTAGTCCCATTGGTCCTTTTTTACAATCTTCTGGTCTTGCTCCTGGTGACCCTAAAGAAACATCTAATCAATGTCAATCAAGTTCTTTTTCTAATCAATTTAATTCTAGTATGACTGACCAATTTAAAGCTACAAATAAATTAAATCAAGGAATGGGTATGTTAGGTGGTTCTATAAATAAAATTAGAGGTATGTTAGCTACAATTCAACAGCAAACGTTTAAAGATTTGGCAAAAGTTGCTGATATTATATTTGGAATCTATATGAAAATTGGAAATATAATTATGGTTATTAATAAAAATTTAATTAATATTATGAAAACATTTGTTGATTTAATAAATGTTGGTAATTCTGTAGCTATTTTATTAGTTTCTATGTTAAATTTATTAAGACCTCCAATAAATGGATTAATTGGATTACAAACAGTTTTTTGTTTTCGAAATAATACACTTGTACAACTAAAAAATGGAAATTTTGTAAAAATGAAGGATTTACAATTAGGAACTATTCTGAAAAATGGAAGTGTAATAGAATCTGTTATGAAAATAGCAAATGTAAATAATGAACCATTTTATAAATTTGAAAAGAAAAATGGAAAAAATATTTATGTTACAGGTAGTCATTATATTTTAAATAAAAATTTAAATAAATATGTAATGGTGAAAGACCATCCAGAAGCAGTTCTAACAAATATAAAAGAAAATGAATTATCATGTTTAATTACAAGTGACCATAAAATTATTATTGATGATTATATTTTTTGGGATTGGACTGATGAATTAATTCAACAATAAAATTTTAATATTTTTTATATATTTTTTTATAAATAATAATTTTTATGAAATTTTTATATATTTTTTATTAACTATAATTAAATAAATATTTTTGTTAAAAAAAATAAAAAAAATGAAGTTAAAAGTATATAAAGATTATTATATAAACAATAAATCAATTAAATGCCTCCAAAGAAAAAAACAGTTGAAGAAATATTTCAAAAAAAGACTCAATATGAGCATATTATTGATGTACCAGATACATACATAGGTTCAATTGAAAATACAGAAGTTGAAACATGGGTTTATGATGAAGTTAATGATAAAATTATTTTTAAAAATATTAAATATGTTCCAGGATTATATAAAATATTTGATGAAGTTTTAGTAAATGCTATTGATCAACATGTGAGAACTGAGAAAGATGATTCAATTAAAAATAAAGTAACAGAAATTAAAGTAAATATAGATAAAGAAAATAATTTTATTTCAGTATTAAATAATGGTAATGGTGTTCCGATAGTAAAGCATCAAGAACATAATATTTATGTACCAGAATTAATTTTCGGACAATTGTTAACATCATCTAATTATGATAAAGATGAAAAAAAGATTACAGGAGGAAAGAATGGATATGGAGCTAAATTAGCAAATATTTTTTCTACGAAATTTAAGATTGTTACAGTTGATCATGAAAGAAAATTAAAATATGAACAAACATTTGAAGATAATATGAGTAAGAAAAATCCTCCTATTATAACAAAATGTACAGATAAGCCATATACATTAATTGAATTTAATCCTGATTTGAAGAAGTTTAATATTGAAAGAATTAATTTAGATACTGCTAATTTTATGAAAAAAAGAGTTATTGATTGTGTTGCTTGTACAAATAAAAATGTAAATGTATATTTAAATGATAAAAAACTTGATTGTAAAACATTTGAAAAATATGTTTCATTTTATTTGGATGAGTCAGTTGAAAAAATATATGAAGAAATGAATGATAGATGGGAAGTAGTGATTGCTGTTAATCCTGATACAAAATTTGATCAAGTTTCATTTGTTAATGGTTTGTCGACTATTAAGGGAGGAAAACATGTTGATTATATAGTAAATGGATTAACGAAAAAAATACAAAATTATATTAGTACAAAAGGATATAAAAGAAAGAAATTTGAATTAAAACCATCACATATAAAAGATAATATCTTTGTATTTATTAAATCTACGATTGAGAACCCTTCATTTGATAGTCAAATAAAAGATAATTTAACGACTCCATCTACTAAATTTGGTTCAACATGTATTTTTTCTGAGAAATTCATTGAAAAAGTATTGAAAACAAGTTTAATTGATAGAGCAATTAAGTTAAATGATTTTAAAGACAATCTAGGATTACAAAAACTTGGTGGTAAGAAGACATCTAATGTTCGTGGAATTGAAAAATTAGATGATGCTAATAAAGCTGGAACAGGTGAATCATTAAATTGTACATTAATATTGACAGAAGGAGATTCAGCAAAGGCGCTTGCTATTGCTGGATTAAGTGTAATTGGAAGAGATTATTATGGTGTATTTCCATTACGAGGTAAGTTGTTAAATGTTAGAGATGTAGATATGAAAAGGATTACATCAAATCATGAAATTAGTTCATTGGCAAAAATAATTGGATTAAAATTTAGTGACCAAAAGAAGAAGGGAAAAAGAGATGTTGAAGAAATGTTAAAAGAATTAAGATATGGAAAAGTATTAATATTAACGGATGCAGATGTTGATGGTAGTCATATTAAAGGTCTATTAATTAATTTATTTCAATGTTTCTGGCCTGAATTATTAGAAATTCCTGGATTTTTAATGTCATTAGCAACACCTATTATTAAAGTGAAAAAGCAGAAAAATGTAAAAGAATTTTATACAATGAGTGAGTTTGAAAAATGGAAAAAAACAATTGATAATTTAAATTTATGGCATATTAAATATTATAAGGGATTGGGTACAAGTACATCTGAAGAAGCAAAAGGATACTTTACAAATATTGAAGAAAAGAATATTAAGTATTTATATGGCGAAGAAAAAGTTGATGAAAATACTGATTTATTAAAGTCAGTACAGAAAATTGAGCTTGCTTTTGATAAAAAAAGAGCTGAAGAAAGAAAATTTTGGTTAAAAAGTTATGATAAAAATAATATTATTGAACAAACTCAAAAAAATGTTCATTATTATGAATTTATTGATAAAGAACTAATACATTTCTCAGATTATGATTGTAAAAGATCTATTCCATCAATTGTTGATGGATTAAAACCATCTTTGCGAAAAATTATATTTAGTTGTTTGAAAAGAAATTTAAAAAAAGAAATTAAAGTAAGTCAATTGGCAGGATATATAAGTGAAAAAAGTGCGTATCATCATGGTGAAATGTCTTTATACGATTCAATTATTGGAATGGCACAAGATTTTGTAGGTTCAAACAATATTGAATTGTTAGATCCAAAGGGTCAATTTGGAACGCGATTGGAAAATGGTAAAGATTCAGCATCACCAAGATATATTTTTACGAATTTATCTGAATTAGCGTTTCATTTATTTAATCCATTGGATAATGCTTTATTAGAATATAATGAAGATGATGGTCAAAAGATTGAACCTATTTGGTATATTCCTATATTGCCATTAATTTTAATTAATGGTTCTATTGGAATTGGTACAGGGTTTAGTACTGAAGTACCATGTCATGACCCGGAAGAAATTATTAAAAATATTTATAATTTAATGGAAGATAAACCAATAACTGAAATGAAACCATGGTATAGAGGATTTCAGGGAAAAATAGATTTCAAGAAAATAAATGATTTTGGAGCACAACAATATACAAATCATGGAATTTATAAAGTAATTGATGATACAACAGTTTATATTAGTGAATTACCAATTGGATTTTCTACAGAAAATTACAAGAAGTTTTTAGAATTATTATTATATGATAAAAGTAATGAAGCAGAAAAAAATAAACAATGTTTAGTAGATTTTACAAATCATTCTACTGAAAGAGTTGTTAAAATATTATTGAAATTTAAAAAAGAAGTATTGAAAGATTTAATATTGAATCATAAATTTGAAACTACTTTTAAATTAAATGGCTCTAAATACACAAATTATTCAAACATGCATTTATATAATAATAAAGAAACTATTAGTAAATATGATAATGCTGAAGAAATATTGAGAGAATTTTATCAATTAAGATTGATTTATTACGTAAAAAGAAAAGACCATTTATTAAAAATAATTAAGAGAGAATTAGATATATTTGAAGCGAAAATTAGATTTATTGAAGGATTTATTGATGGTTCAATTGATATCATTAAAAAAGAAGATGATGAAATAAATAAATTATTAGAAGAAAATAATTTTCCTAAATTTGGAAGTGGAAGTGGAAATGGAAATGAAGAAAATGAAGAAGAAATTCAAGAAGAAAATGGTAAAAAAAAACAAACAATGAATTATGATTATTTATTAAATATGAGAATTAAGAGTTTAACAAAATCAAAGATTGAAGAATTAAAAAATATGCATGAAAATAAATTGGGATTATATAAATCTATAGATAAGAAAGATAGTAAAGATTTATGGAAAGAAGATATTGAAAATTTTATGGAAGTGTATAAAAAGAATTTGAATAAATATAATGACATTATGAAAGAGCAAATTGAAAATGAAATTAATAAGAAAACTGATAAAAAAAAAAGTGCTAAGAAATAATGATATTGTTATTTTTTCTTTTAATGATGAATTCTTTTGGAATATTTTTAATTTATTTATTTTATTTAATTAAAATTTATTCAATAAAAATAATAGAAAATTTAATAAAAATAAATATTTTATTTTATTTATTGAAAATTTTTTATTATAATTTTTTAGAAAATAAATATAATAAAAAATATAAATATTTATTGTATAAAAATGTTAAAATTATAACTAAATATCATAATAATGATTATATATTTATTAATTATGAATATGAAAAACTATTTGGAATAAAATTAAATTTATTTTTAATACTAAAAAAAAATAATTCAATAATTAAAAAAAATATCATATTTATAGAAAAAATAATTTTAAAAAAAAAATATTACTACGAAACTATACTAAATTTATTATATAAATATTCAAATTATTTTAATAAAATAGATAAATATTTATTAAATAATTTTAAACAATATTTATATGATTGAATGTATATAATGTATATAATGTATATAATGTATATAATGTATAT